TTTTTAAGAAAATCTTCCTCAAACATATTGGAAATATCAATGTTTTCATTTTTGTCTACAGAAAATATAACAACTAAAGTCTGATTGTCCACAACTTCAAACTTGTTATCAAATTTTTCTTCTTTCAGATCATAAGTATAGAATCTTTCTTTGTCTATCTTGTATAAAATGACTTTTTCTGAGAATGGAGCCAATTTAGGAATAAATTCAGCGATTTTCATGGAGATAAAGCTATCACTAAACTTATTTCTTAATGGTTTTAATGGAAAAAAGATGGATATAAGCTTTGTGTTGTTTGGTGGATTACCTGTAGGTTGCATGATGATTCCCTTCTTATTGCATTTTTATTTTAGAGGCTTCCACCTGATGGAGCCAGTGAACCTAAATTCGCATATCCCGGACCATAATCGCTGCCTTCAGAATCGTCTTCACCGGAATCTTCACCAGCGATATAGGTTTGTGTCATATCCTCATCTATATTGTCTTCTTCATCTTCATCCTCTTGTTGTTGCTGAGGATTGTTCATTTCTTCCCCTTGTTGTGCTTGTGCTTCTTGTTCTGCAGCCTTAGCAGCCATAAGTGTCTGAGCATAAACAGGATTTAGGATAATATCTCCAGATTCAAGTGGAGGATCTCCATATGAGGCTCTAATTTCATTAACGGTCTTACGATATTCAACCTCTTGTCTTTCAAGAGAAATCTTCTGTTGTTCAATTACGTCTGTGTATCCATAGAATGAAAATTCAAATTTCCCATCTGTTAATGGTTCTATGAGATATCTGTTAATAGTCTTTTCTAGGAATCTGAGTAGCGGAACAAGACCTTTATCTTTAGAAAATTGAATTCTTTCAAGTAATGTGGAATCGTTTAATGATTTGCTTTGTCCAGAAACTCCTCCTCTATTGGGGAAGTTAATTTCGCATGGATCTATTTGGTAAACACCGCAAATGATATTAACTAGATACTCAAGCCATTTACCAAATTCCATTTCACGGTTAGAGGAGCCAAGATTGATCCACTCAATTCCCTGTTCGCTGGAAAGAACTGGGGTTTTCCAAGCGTTGGCAACTCCTACTAGTTGTGCATGCCAAGCTCTACGGAAAGCATCTAAATCTTCGGTTGAGATGTTAGATCCTTTAATATTCAAAATTCCTTTAGGGGTTGAACCCTGAGTAAAGAACTTTTTATTATATTCCTCTCCGTATATCTGAGAAGCAATATAATTTAATGCCATTTCTATTTCTGAGATTCCGTATCCATTCGCCTTAATATCTGTGGTGGGATTTCTAACGGCAAAGGCCATCTCATCATAAGCATATGCTGTATAAAGGTTGCCATCGATAAACTGCACATAGTAGATGCCCTTTTCAATTCTGGTTTTTGGATCACTTAATCTTATTGTACCAGAATCTACGGCATAAAACGAAGAAGGTTTACCAGTTTTTGGATCTTTTACAATTTCGAAGCAAAGTTGATCAAAAGTAAGAGAGTCTCTTACGATCTTTCTCAAGAATGTTCCGAAGTCATCTCTTTGTGGATCTAAGGCTTTAGTTTCTAAGTTGCCACAATTATTAAGGAAGTCTGTTAGTTCTATCATTGTATGTACTTCATCTGTGGTAAGACTGGTAATTGCGTGAGTTGGATCTGCTTGCTTGAATAAATTTTGATATTTTTTTGTCTTAGGCATAATCATAAAGCCAATTCGATCATTAGGCTGTAAGTATGGAGTGGCAAAAAGGGAAGTTTGATTAACTCTAGTATTGATAATGGATGCTATTACACCATTTCTGTAAGACATTTTTCTGAGCATTTGATAAGATAATGCCCATGAAGCGTTCTTTGTTTTGAATTGAAGATAGTCTAAAACGAAGAGGGGATCATAGAATTTTGTGACAGGAGCTTTTTCAGAAGGGTCTTGTTTATCAAGAACTTTTCCTCCTGCTAGAGCTACTTTCATTGCTTTGTCCATTGGCTCTTGTGTTTCCAAATCTACAAAAGAAAATGGAAGTTCTGATTTTTCAGTCAAATTTGCGTTTTTCTTTGGTCTAGCCATTTATTTCTCCTTAAAAATAGCTCTTTACTTATAAATTATTGGAAATACGACTATTAATATAAGAATTTACTCCAATCAACTATTTCTGCCGTATCTGGCAAGGTGATGTTTGTATCTAATGGATGAAGATCTGCTTGACCAGTTTGTGGCGTTCTGCTCTCATCATACACTGAAACTTGTGGTCCTGTACCAGCTACTCCAAAATCATTTTTATTAATGAAAGTAAAGCCAGATGTTTGTTTTTCATGAAGAAGTAGGAATGTTCCTACAGCTACAGCTATAATGCTATCATCTTTCTTTCCCCGATCTGCCTCTGGTCTTCCGTTTGCATTGTAAACAAAGGTTAAAGCTTGATCTAACCATGTTTTACTATATATTACATACATGTTATTTCTCAGCATTTCTGCAGAGTTATCTAGGATAAGAGGTCTTGTAGAGCTTGATGTTAAGAATCCTGCTTTGTTGTCTTTCCCAAAATAAACTTTTGGATATTTATCTAAAACTTTTACTTGATCCTGCATAAAACCATTAACGGCCCAATAATTCAATAGTTGTCCGTGATTGTTCCTTTCAATAACAATTCTTGGAAACTTAAATTTTGCTGCCATATGCCAAATAAGTCTCCAAAAAGTAGGCATTGGTATAGTGTCCGAAATCTCAGCACACTGTTCTACAAATATAGGATCTTTGTTCAATCTTAAAACATAGGCAGATGAATTGTCTGAAGACGGGTTTCCTTCTGCGGGGTCAACGCAAAGTATATAAGTCTCTCCCGGAACAAATTGTTTATAGATAGTGATCTGGTTGTTCATCTCCCTTTTGATCCAACCATGTTCTAGTATAACATCTCCATCCTCATTAAATTTATCCCATGTCTTGTTTTCTTCATTCCATAGAATAATTGATTTGAGAATTTTGGAATCATAGAAGGGTTTACCAGATGAAACGAAGCAGGTAGCATCATCCTCTGGATATTCTTGATCAAATTTACCTTTCAATATATGCTGTTGTGATCTTCTCCAAGTTATTTGTTCTAGTGTTAAGTTGTGAACCTTTAACATTCTCTTTTCATCTTCTGAAAGAGTGGCTACAATATAAGCCTTTTCTTCTTCTGATATTGGAAATTGATAATCAGGATGATCAAACCATCTAAAGAAATGAGGGAAAGCTACTTTGTTAATTCTACGGGTTGTTTCATCAACAATCTTTGTTGCTGCCTTATACTCATCATAGAAGTGGTTATAACCATGAGCGGTAGTTTCGTAGATTACAACTGCGTCTGGAGTTAAGGTTCCCAACAGAGATGGCATAAGTTCTTCTGGATCATCCCAAAATGCGTATTCTGAACAGTGTAATAGATTAATGGTGGTTCCTCTACCAAAATTTTCAGCACCGGCTGTTCCCACGAAGATTTTTGAGTGTAAGTCTTTGAAAACCAACTCTTTTTTGGTGGAGTATTTAAGGGCTGGACGGATTTCATCAGGCAATAGGTCATACATAAGCTTGGTGATTTCGAAGATTCTGGCGGTGGATTCCGTATCATGAGCAATGATTGCAGCGGTAGTATTAGGAACAAAGATACATTCGGCAAGGAAGATGGCACAAATTAAAGTGGTAAATCCTAATTGTCTAGGTTTTAGAATGATATGATTTCTAATACCTTTTGCATTAAATTCTTTGAACCTTCTATAAAACATGTCCTGAATTGGATTGAAGAGAAAAGGTGAAATTTGACGCTTTTTGTCCTTGATACTTATAAATGTTTCTATGAAGTATCTATGATCCGAAAGACATTTTTTTATTATTTCATCTTCAATTTGCTTTGATTGCTCAGTATCTTGTTCAACCATAAGTCTCCCAACTTTTTCTTTACTGTCTTTGTGTCTACTTCATTTTCCCATATAATGATAGTATTATAACCATGTGATTTGAAAAGCTTTATTCTTTCTTCAGTTTTTTGAACGGTTTCATTCCTGTGCCAATATCTGCCGTACATTTCTACAATGACTTTTGCGGATTCATTAACAAAATCAGGTACTTTACCGTCTATAAGTTTGGTTCCATTGCCTGTATACTTAAATTGATTGCCTAAAATTTGTCCTAGCTTTGCTTCTGTTTTATTTTGTCCAGTTCCAGTGTTTTTTCTTCCAATTTGAGATAAGTTTTTGGTTTTATTTAGTTTTTTATTTATATCGTAGGAGTAAGAGTAATCCTTAGCAGAAAAGTTATAATCTTTCATTTAATCCAATAAACCTCTTTCTTTTCGTTTCTTCATTATGATGTGAGCAAGTGAAACTGAAACTTCATCACCTTGTTTGTTGGCTTCCTTTATTGCTCCACCGAATAGGGTATTGGGAGAATTGCCTCTTTGATCTTCAAGTAACCTGTTAGCCTGTTCTAAAACTAAGGCAATAGCATTTAATGAAGTTTTATCTTCATCTGCACATTTAATAAGATCTCCAAGTTTATCGAAGGCTTTATCTACTTTTTGTAGGGATTTGGATAGAATATAAGTTTTTTGATCTTCTGCTAATCTTCTTTTAACTTCTTGAAATTGTTCAGATAATACTACTGCCTTAAACTCTTTGGCGTTTATGCTAAGAAATGTACAAATTTCTGTTTGTTGTTTTCCTGCAAATTGTAAAGCTGCTACTTGTTCTGTGAGATTAGAAAATTCTTCCTCTTCTAAAAGAACTAAACTGGTATTGTTATTTTCTTGATATTGTTGTATTAAGGATGCTTCAGGAACAATTTCTTGAATTTCAGAATTTTCATCTATAGCTTTAGTCAAAGAATCAAGTCTGGTTTTTAGATTTCTGATATCTTCACCATCTTGTTTTTTTTGTTCGTTTGACACAATTTTCTCCTTGGAATGGTACTTACAATATATATATTAATGATTTCTTTAGGGTTTTTGAGATTTCATACTGAAGCTTAATGAATTTGGTTTTTTGATATTTCACATTTCAGCTTCAAAAATCAAGCCCCTTGGATTATAATAACACACTTTTAGCTTCATGTACAAAAAAATATGAAATAAATGAAACTTTCTAAAAACCTGAACATTCTCGCTAATATAGTAATTGTAAGATTAAAATTTCCCATAAGGATTATTTTTGATGGAACAAAATCTAAAAGATTTATTTCAGTTTTATATCAACGAAATTGAACTGAATGAGGGACCAGTAGAGAAGTCAGAGTTTACCAATAAGAACTTTGATGTTTCTAAAGCATCTGGCAGATTCATTCAGGGTTATGCTTCTACTCCAGCTTGGGATTCAGATGGTGAAAGTATTATAAAGTCTGGATTGGATATTTCCTATTATAATCAACAGGGTTGGCTTAACTGGATGCATACGAATAAACCCGAATTTATCATAGGAATTCCTGTTTATTCCCGGATTGATCATGTTGGATTTTTTACAAAAGGAATGCTTTTTAAGAATAACGAAATGGCTAACCATGTTTGGGCTTTAGGGAAAGAGTTGGCTGAGTTAGGTAATCCTAGGAGATTAGGATTTTCAATAGAAGGTAAAGTTGTTCAACGTTCGGAAATTAACAAATCAAAGATCGTCAAAGCTAAAGTTACTAATGTAGCTATCACACACATTCCAGTTAATACGGAAGCCACCTTTGAGCTAGTATCAAAATCCTTTGTACCCCCTTCATACGATGAAATAGTAGGATATATAGTAAAAGATTTGTCTTTTGCTAAAGACCTTGGAGCACTGTCATCTCCGGGACTAACTACTGCGACTCATCATGTTTCACCGGGAGATACTGGCTCACCCACCTTACAAGTTGAATCCCTTGAGGGATCTAATAAAAAAGTAGTTACTGGTAATCCTAGCGATCCTGAGCTAGAAAAGAGATTATCAAATGCCTACAATATGGCTGCAAGAAAATCAAAAGAAGATCTTTTAATCTTGATGAAGGCTATTCATCCAGAAGCAAGTGATGTTTTACTAGATAAAATAGCTGAGTTAATTGTTAAGGCAGGTGGTTCGACCGAGTTTGTCAGAATCATCAAGGATTCAGAAGTGTTAGGATAAACCTGTAAAAAAGGCCATTTTTTGATGTTTTTTTAGAAACATTTAATTTTGTTGAAGTTTTTACTAAAAAGTACCAAAATCTCATTAATTTACTTTGTGACTAGAAGGAGAAACAAGAATGTCAAACACCGATATCGTAGATGTAGTTAATCAGCTTATTAACAAAGCTAAGGGTTATGGTCCTTCTGGAAGCAATTCTGGTGGTGTAGCAGAAGCTGCAAATCGTACTCTTTCTACTGCTCCTAAGGCTGATGAAGCTCAAAAGGAGACTAATGCTGCCAATTCTGGAACGCATCCTAAGACTCAGAAAACTCCGGGTCAAGGAAAGGCTGCTGGTAGTGGAGCCGATTTTAAGGATGGTGGACCTGAAGAAGATGAAATCAAGGGTGTTTCTGGTCCTTCTGGTAGAGCACCACAGGGACATGCTGGTGCGTTGAAGCATGAAGGTGGTGGACAAGGCCCAAATCATCCGGGTACTGCTACTTCAGCCGAAAAGTCTGAAACTGTTGATTTAGAAAAAGATCACAGTGAAGATGATCCTGAGGAAAAGGATGAAGAAAAAAAGGATGAACCTGAAGAAAAAGAAGAGAAGTCAAAAGAGTCTGGTGATGTATTCTTAGATGTTGATGAATTTTTCTCTGAGCTTGTAAATAAGTCCGTTGCTGAAGTTTCTCGTATTATTGAAGAGAAATATGCTGGTGTGATCTCCAAGTCTCAAGAATCTGAATATGTAGAGGCAGGACTTGCTAAATCTGTTGCTGCTACGCTTGAGAGAGTGGAAGAGCTTGAGAAGGCATTTACTAATGTGTCTAAGGGGTTGAACATCAGAAAGTCTCTTCTTAGAGGATCTGATATTAAGGGTGTAAAGAATGATGGTCTTGAGGGTGGACAGACAATGAGCAAATCAGAAGTCGCCTCTAAGCTTCTTGATCTTCAAATGAGTGGTACTCCGGGTGTTGATCAAAACATGGTAATTATGGTTGAATCAACTGGAGATTACAGTAGAATCCCTGATGCTATCAAAAGCAAAATTGGGCTTGTTGAATAATTGGTTATAAACTACTAAAAGGAGATTTTTAGATGAATGACATTAATGGTTTTGGACTTGGTTCACTTCAAGATGTACAGTCCATCAATAAGGCTTTGGAAGGCGTAGGGGGCAATGGAATTTCTGCCGGTTACGGTTTTCAGGGTCCGACTGATCAAACTGGTGGTGGTGCTCTTAGGGTTGAATCGCTTGATTCAAGCTTGAAGGTTATTACATTCACCGATAAGCATATCAACTTCTGGAAAGACATTCCGAAGTCTCCTGCTTATTCAACCGTAGAAGAATATAACCAATTGACTACCTACGGAACACAGACAGGTGGGTTCGTAAGTGAAGGTGAACTTCCTTATGCTACTCAGTCTGACTATGTTCGTAAGGCAGCTTTGGTTAAGTTCGTTGGAACAACCAGATCAGTGTCTCACCCAATGACCTTGGTTCGTACTATGGTTCCTGACGTTATTGCTCAGGAAAACAGCAACGGTATCATGTGGATGCTTCGTCAGATCGAAAATGGTCTGTTTTGGGGCCGTTCAGATGGACGTATCGCTTCCGGTACAGCAACAGAGTATGTTGAATGGATGGGAATGGATAAGCTTGTAGGAAACACCTATGATCTTAGAAACACCACTTTCTCCACAACTCCTTTCACTACCGTAGTTAACGATCTTGCTCAGACAGTTGTAGATAACTTTGGTTTCCCAACAGATATCTATATTCCTTTCCAAGTTCTTGCTAAGATCAACGAAGAATTTGCTGGAACTGCTGCTCAGAGAGTAATTCTTCCTACTCAGTCTGGTAACACTCAGGTTAACATCAATATCGACGGTCTTATGACTCAAGCCGGTAGAGTTAACCTAAAGCCAACCTTCTTCTTGCAGAAGACTCGCCCTGCTCCAACTGGTGCTGCTTTATTGAAGTCAGATGAAATGCCTCTTGCTTCCGTAGATGTGACAGCCTCTGCTCAGACCCTTGTTTCTGGTGGTGTTGCTCCTGCTGCTGGTAACTATGTGTCTTCATTCACACTTAGAAATAAGTATGGTGAAACAGTGTCCAAGACCTGCTTGGGTGGTGCGATTACTCTTTCTGGTTCAAACGGACTTAGGTTTGCAGTGGCTGGTGTAGATGCTAACGCCAATACCGCTCAGTTCATGGATGTGTTCGTGTCTGAGGTTGGTGGAACCGCTAAGTATTGGGTACAGTCTTTCAACTTAGCAGAAACTGCTGATACCAACTATTTTTGGGATGGCCTAAGACTTCCTAACACTTCAACTGCTTTCATCGGGCAGAATACTCCTGATGTTCTAACTTTCAGACAGCTTGCTCCATTGGTAAAGATGGATCTTGCTACTATTGCTCCTGCTTACAAGTGGATGATCTTGCTTTACGGTGTTCCCGTAATCTTTGCTCCGCTTAAGTGGACCAAGATCACCAACATAAAGTTCTAATCTAAATAATTAGAGCTTGTAAGATCGGCAAAAAGCATAGTATAGGTTTCATAATGTAATGTACGAGGGGTACAGAAAACTTAAACTATGAGTTGCTGTACCCCTCTTTTTTTTAGAAAATTATAAGGAGTATTTAGATGGTTAATTATCCACAAACAGGTGATGGCGGTGCAGGGTATCCGTATGTCCCTCCACTATTAGGGGGTCAAAGGGGTCCACTAGGAAATAGTGGTTATTCCGGTTTTTCTGGCTATGGTCCAGATGGTCTTTCTGGAACTTCTGGTTTTCAGGGAGTTTCTGGAACTTCTGGTTATTCTGGTGGAGCTTCTGGTACTTCAGGATATAGCGGAGCCTCTGGTGTCTCAGGATATAGTGGTATTTCAGGATTTGATGGGGCTTCTGGTACTTCAGGATATAGTGGTATTTCAGGTGCTTCAGGGTATAGCGGGTTTGGACCTTAATTAGTAGATTGGTGAACTAGATAAAAATAAAGAAGGAGATTTAGATGGTTAATTATCCACAAGCAGGAGACACAGTAGGCTACCCTTACATTCCTCCTTTTCATGGAAGCTCAGGTTATTCTGGATATTCAGGACAGTCAGGAGCGGATGGAGAGTCCGGTTATAGTGGAGCCGTTGGTACTTCGGGCTTTTCTGGTGCTGCTGGTACTTCCGGGTATTCTGGTGCTACTGGTATTTCAGGTTATTCTGGTGATTCAGGAATGTCCGGTATTGATGGTGATTCAGGAATGTCCGGTTATTCAGGCTACAGTGGTTACTCAGGAATTTCTGGAGCCTAAACTTAATAAAATTGAACTGGTAGAACCTCTAGGTGTTGCAGCTTAGAGGTTTTACCTTATAACCTAAACTGGAGGTATAGTTAAATGACACTTTACATTCGTGTTGGTAATGAAACTGTAACACAGGCACAGTTGGACAAGCTCACTTCCGAAGATCTTGTAAAAATCAATTCAGACAAAATCCACGCTGATACCATAAGACAGAATAATATTGCTGAGTCTATGGGACTAAAGAAAGCTGTAGGTACTGTTAATTTAGTTCCAAACATTTCTCCCGGTTCTGAGGTTCATAAAGCTTTATTGGAAGACATGCAAGCTAAGGCTGCAGCAGAAGCTCCTGCTCCTGTTCAATCTGCTCAGGAAGTTGGAACACCTGTAGCCAAGAAAAAGAGTCCCGGTAGACCAAAGAAGCAGAAACCCGCTCAACTTGATCAAGCTCAGGCTGCGCCAGAACAATTATAAGAAAAGAGATCTTTATGGTGAAAAAGATAAAAAACTTTTTTCGTTCTTCCATAATAGTTCTTAAAATAGGTTCTGTTGTATATAAGAATGAACAGTCGATTTTAAGAATAAAGAAAATAGTTTCATAAGAGAGTTGTATGAAAAAATGTTCTAAATGTAAATTAGACAAGCCTAAAAGTGAATTTTGTAAAGATGTAGGAAAGAAAGATGGGTTATGTTCTCATTGTAAGTCGTGTACTTATAAGCGTGGGAAAGAATATAGTAAAACTTCTACAAACAAGAAATATAGAAGAAAATATCATCTAAAGAAAAAATATGGCATAACCCTAGAAGATTATGATAAAATCTTAGAATCTCAAAATGGTAAATGTGCTATCTGTGAGATTGATAATCCCGGTAACAAGGGTAGATTTTGTGTAGATCATGATCATGAAACTGGTAAAAACAGGGGTTTAATTTGTGACGATTGTAATGTTGGACTTGGGCGTTTTAAGGACAGTACAAACATTCTTACAAAGGCTATTGAATATTTAGTTAAAAATACTTAAAAGTAGAGGATAACATGGTCGAATACGCTGGATCTTATAGCACTGATCTCCCAATTGTATCATACAATCAAGCTGCGATAATTAAACATAAAGCAAAATTTTATAGTGGTAGTGGTTCAATATCTATTCCTCTTGTGAAAGGGACTAGGTTCATAATCCTGTCTGTTCTTGCTGCTGGAGCTACTTGTAGCATTGGTTTTGGACAGGCTGCTGGAACAATAACGGATTCCAGATTTACTTTTACTCAAGGATCTGGTCCATTAGATTTGTCTACTTTTTTAGATTCTGCTCCTTTTACTCAATATAGAGAACCTGATGCAAATTTTTTATATTTAATCATAACAGGGACTGGTGTTGTAACTGCTGCTGTTTCTGCAATAAAGGCGTAATAAACATATGAGAATTTCTGATTTAACTCCTGATTGGCTCAAGGAGACTTTTTTATTCAAGATTCCAATTAAATTTGACAATGATACGTTGTCAGATGATTCAATGCAGTTTTATATTGATTCTGCTATTTCAGAAGCAGAAACTTTAATTGGTATTACGATAAAGAAAACACTTATTGAAAATGAAACCTATGATTACAGATTAGAAGAATGGATGAGCGGTTTTGGTTTTACACAGCTAAACTCAAGACCTGCGATAAAAGTCAAGGAAATGGCATTAAATGTTATTACAAGCAAGATCACTATTCCTACAGAATGGATTCAACTTAAAAAGAAAACTGCTCAGGTAAACTTAATTCCTTATTTTGGAGTTTTGGCATCAGCGAATATTTCTAATCAAATTTTAATGTTCTTTCCACTGTTATCGTCAACCAATTATGTTCCTCAGATTCTTCAGATCAGCTATGAGGCTGGCTTTGATACAAACGATCAGATTCCCGCTCTTTTGGTTAAGCTAATTGGGGAAAGAGCCTGTATTTCCGTTCTTAACGTTTTGGGCGAAATTGCTCTTGGTGGTCAAGCTGGTTTGGCGGGGTATTCTATCGGAATTGATGGATTGAGTCAAAGCATTTCTACTACAATGTCTGCTGAAAACGCTGCATATGGTGGTAGAATTCGTCAATATGAACGTGGTCATGTTGAATTGGTTCGTATCCTTAGACAGTATTTCTATGGTCTTAGAGTTGTGGGTGCGTAATGACTAATGTAAAAAGATCCACCCCTCAAGGTGGAGCAAGAATTTCTCTAAAGAATATTATTAAGGTTGATTATTCAACTGATGGTGCTATTGCTTTAATAAAGGATTACGGAAGTAGATTCGATTGGTATCAAGCTTTAGTTTGTCCATGTACTTTTAAGGCTCAAGAAGTTAATAAGCAATTTGGTAAACTTACTTGTGATCTTTGTAATGGAACTAATTGGGCCTACATTCTTAATAAAGAGGTTCTTGCAGTTCCTTCTTCCATGAGGCGTGAAGAGTCAACAATGACTTATCGTACTGCAGAAGAAGGTATTATGAGCAATATTTATGTTAATTTAACCTGTGAACCAGTGAACAAAGTCAATATAAGAGATAAAATGGTTTTTAAGGAATCTGTAACGTTTAGAAGTGAAGCAACTATTTTTGATGCTTCAAAGTTAACATATAAGTTAACTTTTCCTATTGCAGAATTAATGGTAGTTTTAGATGAAGATGGGAAGAAATATGATTGTACTCATTTTTTCCCGGAAAAAAGAGATGTTGATATAACAACTGATGGTTTGTTATTTTGGGTAGAAGGGAACAGAAAACCTAAGAGTGGACAGCCCTTTTCTGTTCTGTACTCGTTTTTTCCTTCTTATGTTATTATTAGTGCTGTTCATGAAATTCGTGGATTTATGGCGGGTAAACCAGCAGATCAAGGTGGAGTTCAAAGTTTTGAGGATCTTCCAAGGCTTATGGTAGCTAAGTTGGAAATACCATCTACATATTTATTCAAATAACAGGAGAAAAGTTATGCTAGGACAAAAGGGTTTCGAAGGGGTTTTCACTTTGATCAAGGGGTTGGAAGCACTTCCGTTTGAAAAGCAGGAAGAATTTTTGAAGAATCAAAGAAATACTTTGGAAGGTGAAGTTGTTGTTGTTCGTAAGGGGCATACTTTTATTCTTGATGTTGTTAAGGCTCAAGGTGGTTCCTTTACTCCTGAGGTTGCCAAGAAAGCTGACGAAGACACTATTCCTGATAAAGCTTCTGATGGGCATGTCTATACCCATCCTAGAGGGACAGACAAAATAAGTAAGAAGTCTGAAGAAGTTGATCTAGAAAAGTCCGAAGATGATGAGAAGGAAGAAAAGGAAGAATGGGCTAAAGATCCAGAGGGTGAAAAAGATGAGCATGAAGGTGAAGCTAAAAAGGCTATGGAAAGCGTAGCTAAGTTTAATGCAATGTGTGAAGAGATAGAAAAATCTTCTTAAGAGGTTTTTATGAAATACAATTATAATATAAGTGCCTCTGGTATTTTGGTGAAGTCTGAAAGTTTTAATACAGTAGAGCATGAACGAGATGTTAAGGATAAGTCAGGGACAATAAAAAGGATAAATGCTCAAGATAAACAGGGAAATTATTCTAGGACTACCTATAGTTATATGAGAAATAAAAAAAAGGGAGTTCCTGATAATCCACAAGACAGAATAGGTATAACCCAAAAGGAATATAGATATAGTCCAGAAAAACAGGAGATGGAAGTGGAACACACCGGAACATCAGGATCTGGAAAACATGGAGTGAAAACTACAATGCCAACAACTTCTAAATACGAAAAAGAGCTTAAGAATGCTTCTCAGGAAGTAGATTTAGAAAAGAGCGAGGATACTGTTACAGGTCATAAACGTGCTGATAAAGACACTTTTATAACACAGCATAAAGATGGCGCAACAGTGCATGCTAAGTCGGGATCTGGCAAGAAGCCATATAAAGATACAAAACTATATACAAGATATACTCATACTACACATGATCCAGAAACTGGAAATGTGAAAGTTCAATCTGATAGAGGTTCAGCAGAATATCCAACTCATGTTACTCTCAGGGATTATGATACCGGGAAAGAAACACAGGTTGCAAATGCTGCGCTTCCTAAGAAATCATTTTCGTCTGATGATGTAACTGTTGCCAGATTGCTTAAGGATAAGTCTCCCGAAGAGGCTCAAATTCTTCTTGATACCTTGGGTTTGTTAGATAAGGCAATTTCTAGTGTGTATTCTACCTCTGGAGCACTTTCTTCTAAAAGATCAGGTGGGCATGAAGGTGTTAAACTTATGGGTGAAATAGATAAGCATAAGAGAAAAGAGCCTTCAGAATTAGATCCGGGCCATAAAACTCCAGTATCTGTAAAACCTGCTTCTCTTGCACCTTCTAATGAGGAGCTTACCAGTAGGAAAGTAAATCCTAAGGGGTTAGAGGCTTTGAAGAGAATGTCTGGATCTACTGTGAAGTCTATAATGGATCTTTGTGATGATATATTGAACAAAGCCAAAGGGACTCAACCAAAAGACAGATCTTTGCTTGAAGGACCATATGGTGCTGAGGCACAGGCAAGATATGATAAAAAGAAACCCGCTATAGAAGCTCATGCTAAGAAAAATAAGGAAAATATTGCGTCTGCTGGCAGAGCCGTTGAACATTTTAGGAGTAAGGCTGATGAAGGGTTTGGTGATGAAGGCGAATCTGAGGAAAAATCTTTATCACTAGATTTTAATAAGTCTATTCTTGAAAGAATGGGATTAGCCAAAGGCAGAAAGTCTGCTTGGGAGAGCAAGGCTTCCAAGGGAGATTCTGATGTTAGAGTCCCTCATTCCTCTGATTCAAGTGCTGGAAATTTGAATCCTGAAACAGAAGAGAAGATACAAGGCATCCGTGATGCTGGTGGGGAGAAGAACAAGAAAAGAATGATGGCTTCCACCGATCCTTCTGATGTTGCTTATGCCAAGAAACAAGGATGGGTTTAATAGATTAATCTAAGGATATAACATGGCTGAAAATACAAAATATCGTTATAACTTTCAAGATAGAGGCAAGGAAAAAGTTTATCAGAGCGAAACGCCGTATTCTGCCAGTACTCATGTTTTGTCTCAGAACAAAGAGTCTAAGGAAGATTCTCCAACTGCAGGACATAAGGATTCTTCTTATAACAAAAAAACTGGGAATGTAACAATTTCTCATAATCGTGAAGAGGGTGGAGTGAAAATTAAAGGGTATAAAACCATTCCTGCTACAAAAGAACATGAAGAAGATCTTAAAAATGCTTCTGTGAGTCCTTTGGTTGAAAGTCTTCTTGCTAAGGCAACCAAGGAGAAGAAGAAGTCTTCAGAGTTTAGAGTAGATACTAAAGAGGTTGATACTCCAAAGCAATACAGAACTTCTACGCAATATTCTGGAGAAGAGCCTTCTACTCATTCTGTTGGTTTTCCAAAGGTTGGAGACAATCAAAGCATAAGGGATAAGAAGTATAAGTATAATCCTAAAGAACAGACTCTTGAAGTGGAAAATAGAATTGGTCATTATGGTAGAGAAAATAAGAAATATGATACTGCTGGTTCTGGAAGAAAAATTCCAGATCTTATAAATGCTTCTAAGGAAGTTGAACTAGAAAAAACAAAAGCAACTAAAATGAATCGTGCTTTCCAGAATTTTGCTAGAAGTGAAGATAAAAAGATTGCAAGAGAGGAAGACAAGAAACACACTATTCCTCGTACAAGAGTGCTTGAGGGTGGTGGAGAGGTAAAAAATGTTTCTGATAGGGTTATCAGAGTAAGACCAAGATCTGGTGAAGCTATGCAGTTAAGTATTTCTGATCAGTGCGATGACATTCTTTCTAAATATATGGGAACTGGAAGATATTCAGGTTCTGGTGAAAACGATCCAGTTGTTACTAAGCGTGAAGGATATACAGTTAGAGAACGTCCTCTTCCGGGGCAAACGAAAGCAAGTATAAAAGCTGGTCATATTAAGGATCAGAAAGAAGAATCTCCAAAAAAATTGGAACCACATGAAAAAGAAAAATCAAAGATTAGAGATGAAGGTTATAAATTAGGGCAGAAGAATCCTGCTAGTCAGTATTCTCCTCCTGCTCCACCAGAAAAGAAATATTCTGGTAACTGGAGAGAGTTCTTCAAAAGATCTTTTGAGGCTGCTTGTGATGCTATAATGAATAAGGGAAAAGGTTCTGAAACTCCAAGTTGGATGGAAGATGAAGACTCCTATAATAGTGTTATGAGTGGTGGTGGTAAAAAGAGGCAAACACACTCTGTTAAAGAGGATGATTCTAGTTATAACCATGAATATGACTCTCATAGTGAAACTCCTCGTATTAAAACCTATGATGAAAAACAAGAATATAATAGCTGGAGAGAGAAGATTGCAAAATTAGGAGCAGCGAAGTCGATTGAGGTTTCTTGTGATGTTATAATGGAAAAAGGAAAGACTTTTAAGGAAATTGATGCAGAAGAGTCTCCTAGAAAAGAAAAGAAGATAAAAGCTATTGAACGTGCAAAAGATAAGGCTTCTTACACTAACAGATTTGGGACTAAGTTTGATAACCCTCCTAAACAAGCTATGACTTTATCGAATACAGAGGATACAATGAATCTTAGAAAAACTGTAGATGATCTATTGGAAAAATGTAATTCCCATGTAATTACGGGTGAAACTGAAGAGGGTTTGAAAAAAAAGAAGAAAGAGGCTCCTAAGGCTGATGGTCATACTTTAGGTAAAAATCCTCCTGCTGCAGCCGAAGACATGGAGATGGTTAAGGTGGATACTGAAGGTGCGTTTAAGTCTAAGGATTATGAAGATTTTCAACCTTCAAAGAAGGAACAAGACAAGTTGATGGGAAAAATGGAGAAAGAATCTGGCGTTAAGTACCCAACTGCCAAAGAAATTGAAAAAAGACAGGCTACCAAATCCCTAGATGAACGTACTGTTGATTTGCACAAAACTCAACTTCCGGGTTTGAATAAACCTGCTGTCAAATCTACAGATAAAGTAAAGACTACTGAAGATGTTGTTAGAACAGAGAAGCCAAAGAATTTAATAAGATCTGTGGTAGATGAACTTATGCAGAAATCTCTTGGTGACATTGTTAATCGTGGGACCAACGAGAGAAGGGGTCAGGCATATAAGAATGATCCTGATGCTGGAATAGAAAGAGAAAAGGAAAGAAAAATGGATGCCGAAGAGAAAAGGCGTATGGATGCTATGCCCAAATATGAGGCTTCATCAAAGTCAATGGATGATCGCACAGCGGAACAATATATAAAGAAATCTGTTCATTTATTCAAAGACTTGGCTCAACCTGAGGGGAAACCAGTGGAATTGTTCCATGTTCCCGATGAGACTTATAAATCTCAAAAGGCTGTTCTAAATAAGTGGCAAACTGGTAATCCTTCTTCTATTGGTGGAAATCGTATCATGAATACTACTAAAGATATGGCCTCTACGGGTCATACTTCGCTTCAGAAGGAAGATGAAGATATTTCCCATGAAGAGATGAAGGGAAGAAAAAGAATGGATGTAATGGACGTTAAAGCGGAAAAGAAGGCATCCAGAAAAGAGTATTCTGGAGATGATGGCGCGGAGGATTAGTTTTGTTTCCTATTAACGAATATAAGATTCTTCGCATTCTAAAGTCTTATTTTGAGAGCTTAAAAGATAATACTGATGGATTAGACGATACTTTTACATATTTATTTGATAATTTAGATGTAGGGCAGGAACAAAGACAGGGTTTTCGTGATATAATAATTAATAATAAGATTCAATATGCAACTAGTTATAACCAACTAAGTGCTGCCTTTCCTAATATTGTAACAATTATGGATCAAGAAGTTAATCTGGAAAGTGCAAATGCCACTGGTTATAAGCTTGATAGTGATGTTTTACCTAGAGAAACACCAAATGGTACTGAATTATTAGAAAGTGATGCTTACGGATCTGTAATGACAGGGGTTTATTCCATAAATATCATATCTAATAACCTATTATTATCAAGACTTATTGGCATTTTTGTTAGATTTATAATGTTTCATTATAATTCTATGCATGATGATTGGGCATCTATGGACCTGAACATGGATAGGTTTTCTCCTGATGCTGATTATTTTCCAAAAGACTCATTCCATGTGCATATTATAGCTAGATTTGAGTATATTGAGTCTTGGGATCAGATTTACAACACAATTCATGGTATTTTCTTTACTGCTTGTGGGGCTGAATCTGATAAATATGTTACAAAACCAATACAGGCAGAACTGAACTTCTCAGGTAAAGCATCTATTAGTGAAAATTAGACGTAAACTGTCTAATTTATAAGGTAAATAAGAAACTTTAATAGAATTTTGACTAAGGAGATAATTTAATGGGTGTCTATTTCAACGGAAGATTTTATATTAAGCCAACTACTGCAGTATTTATTGATGACAGTGCTCTTCAGCCAGTAGGATTGGTTGGATCTAACGTTATAGGTATGATTGGACCAGCCAAAGATGGTATCCCAAACCAAGGATTCTTAATAACATCCCTTAATGATGCTGTAGAACTCTTTAGCGAGGGACCATTGGTGGAGGGCGTTGCTGCGGCTTTCAGTGGTGGTGCTCAATTTATTTGGGCAACCAGAGTTGGTGGCACTTATAATTCTACAACTAGAGCCTTTGCCTCTCCTCCAACCCAAGCAAGCTCTGCTGAAACAGTTCCTACTGTTATTCCATTCAAACTTTTATCTATGATGTACGGAGCACATGCAAATGGTATTACTGTAAACTTTGACAACAATACCGTAAGTGGTGTTGACATTACAGTGACTGGTTTTGGTAATACATATTTAGCTTTAGGTGTAAAGAGTGACTGTCTTAAAGTTGTAAACGGAAACGCAAACACAGTTACTTTTACAATTGCTAAAAACGGATCAGTTTATGAATTGGTGATTGATGATGGTGCTGGTGGTAATACTACTGCAGCAATTAATCTTGCTAATTATACCAATATGATTGATCTTGTTGCAGCCATTAATCAGGCTATGGCTACAGCTACAGCTTCTCCAATCACAGGTGTTGTCGTTACTTCTCTCAACGATTCTGCTAAACCAATTGAACTAGACATGAACGCAACAGTTATGACAACCGCTGGTACTGGATATGTATCAAAGAACGTCAAGGCTGTTTATGATTGGCTTAATTCAGGACAACAGCCATATGTTGCTGCTCAAGATACGGGTAGCATCTTTACTACAGCGGAAGATAAAGATATCTCTTTGCTGATGGCAGACACTGATTTTGTTTTAGTTGGTGGTTCTTATGGTAGTATCGATGCTACTTCCTACAAGGGTGTATTAGCAGAAATTTATGAAGATCTTGCTCCTCTTGATATGATAGTACCTATTGTTGATGACTATTTGACTTATTCATTAACATCTGCTGCTGATGCTATTTTTAGTTATGTATATGAACATTGTAAGTATATGAGCACTCTTGGAAATGATGAGAGAAAAGGATTTGTTGGATATCAATTTTCAGATAATGATGGTGATGCAGATACGTTGGTGTCTACTCTCCTTGGAAAAGCGGTTACGTTTAATTCTCAATATCAGATTATTTGTGCTCCTAGGCTTTCAAGGTTTTCTCAAAAGGGTGCTTTGAAAACATTTAACGGGACTTATACTGCAGCATTCATCTGCGGCATGTTTGCAGGATTTCCAGTAGGAGAGCCTCTTACTAACAAGACAATTTCTGGAGTACAAGGTCTTTCTACTGTATTCAAAAATCGTCAAATAATTCAACTTCTTGATGGTGGTGTTTTCACAATAGAAAGACTTCCAAGTGGAATTCTTAAGGTTGTTCAGAGCATTACAACTTGGACAACTGATGATAACTTTAACAAGAAAGAAGTTTCTGTTGGATTTGAAACAAACTATGTTGCTAAAAACTGCAGAAATACTCTTAAGACTTTTGTTGGTAAAAAGAATACTCCATTTATCCTTCAGACAATTAAGGGAGCTTTAATTCAGATCCTTAAGCAGCTTGAGGATGAACAGGTTATTGTTGGAACCGCTGCTTATCCTGCTTTCAGGAATATAATTATTACTGCAGATGGTGACGTTGTAAGAGTTTCTTTCGAATGTTCACCTGCAATCCCTATCAACTATGTATTGATCACTGTTCATGCAACCATTTTTAGTACAACTATCTAAGGAGATAATATAACATGGCAACACCAAAAGTTTATAGTGGTAATACTATCTTGATAGTTATCAAGAATCAACCTATAGGTCTTCTTCAGGACGTAACTGCTGATGAAAATTTTGATCCTGCGCCAGCTTCTGGAATTGGGGATGCTAGGGTGGTTGAATATGTTCCTCAAATGTACACGGTTTCACTGGCAGTTTCTTCAATGTCAATAAAGAAGGATTCTCTATTTTCTCTTGGAATATTCCCTGAGAGTATTGATAAGTACCTTGCAGAAAATCCTTTTGTGGTTCAGATTATTGATAAGGTTACAGGTAAGGTTATTAGATATTATAACAATTGTATTTTTGCTAGGGGAACAGTGGCTGTGAGAAAGCATACTATTGTTGCTCACAATTGTACGTTGCTATCAACTGAGGCAATTGCTGGAGATGCAGATGGGTTTGTTCAAACAACCGCTTAATAAAAAATAAAAGGGAGCATTACAATGGCACAAAAAGTTTCGCAGTATTTTGATTTTAAGCTTGCAGGTAAGGATTACAAACTTAGGTTTAAGACTCCAACAGTTGGTCAACAGATTTCCATAGGACAGTCCTTCGCTGCCTTGAAAGCTGGCTTTGATAAGCTTGATGAACTTTCTGAAACTTTGGCATATGCTATGGCAACTTTGAATGTGGTTGTAATGGATAAACCAGCAGATCTTAAGTTTGATGATCTTGGGGTTGATGATTGGGCTACTTTGACAAAAATGCTGGAAGAGTATAGAGCATTCGCATTTTTTCGTAAACCAGAACCAGAGTCAACAACTTCTCCATGAGCTAACTAGAAA